GAGACAACGTTTGCAGGACTTAGCGAACCAGCAAGCGCACGCGCGAATGAAAGCAGACCAAGACCGAGCATATGCAGCAGAGGGATGGATACCTAGCGGCGTGGGTTGGTATAAGCCAGGGAATCCCGATGCTGGTTGGATTGGGGCAAGACTCCAGGGGAGATAGAGCGGCAAATTATTTAAAATGATTTAAGTATAATGAGAGATTAATATGGTAGGAGCTAAAGAATTTGCAACAAATAGAAAGGTGATTGAGGCAAAGAAAAAAAACCCTCTTGTAGAGAGTATTACTATGCCTAAATTCATGAAATCTCACGAAAGTGAGGTAACAAATATTGCTGGTTCTTTTTTAGATGGAGTTAAGAAAAGGCCTAAAGATGAATTTAGTTTGCCTAAAATGATTGAACACAAAGAAATTATGGTAAAGCGTTTTCCTAAGATGGATAAACCTTATGATGCTCGTAGTATAAATCCAATTTTAGAAGATTCTAAGGACAAAAAAACTATTGCCTCTAAAAAGCCAAGACAAATGGATAATAACATGTTTAATATTTCGCCTGTATTTGACTTTATGAAATCAAATATGGGAGGAGAAAATAAACATGAAGAGCATGAGGAATGTAATGATTTGTCTGATGAGCTAGCAAATCGTATTACTTATAAAGTTTTCCAAAATATTAAGAATTATCTGGATAGGGATTTAGATAAACCTATGGGAAATAGACAAATTAAACTTGAGATTAGCTTGTAGTGTTAAAACACAAATTTAGGGCGATCCAAACAGAAGTTGATGGTATTAAGTTTGCCTCAAGAAAAGAGGCAAGACGGTATAGGGAGCTTAGACTACTTGAAAAATCAGGTGAATTATTATTTTTTCTAAGACAAGTACCTTTCCATCTGCCTGCTAATGTTAAATATGTATGTGATTTTTTATGCTTTTGGAAAGATGATACCGTTACTGTTGAAGATGTTAAGGGAATAAAAATGCCTATGTATGTTTTAAAGAAAAAGCAAGTAGAAGCTATTTATCCTATCAAAATAATGGAAGTCTAATTTTATGAAAATATCATCAAAAGGACTTGAGTTAATTAAAAAATACGAAGGGTTTTCTCCCCAAAAATATTTATGTCCAGCTGGTAAAGCTACAATAGGTTATGGTCATGTTATTCAAAGTGGCGAAACTTATACAATGCTTACAGAAAAGGAAGCATTAGCATTGCTAGATCAAGATGCAGATATTGCTGAAAACACAGTAAATAATTTAGTTAAAGCCCCCCTCAATCAAAACCAATTCGATGCTCTTGTAAGCTTAGTATACAACTGGGGGAGTGGTAATTTTCTTCGTAGCCAACTATTACAAAAGATTAATAACAATGATTATATAGGGGCTAGAATGGGATTTTTAAAAGTCTGTAAGGTTAGAGGCAAAACCATTCAAGGTCTCGTTAACAGAAGGGTGGCCGAAGCTAATTTATTTAATGAGGGAAATAATGCTTAGAGAGCGTATTGCTAATTTTATTGCAGAATCTAAATTATTTGTTGCTTTGATTATTTTAAATTGGTCTTTCATATTCGGTATATTAACAGGTACTGTTATTTTTTCTAAATATATATTTGGTCCCAATAATTTATACGAAGAAATCGTAGAACTTGCTAATAAACTAGTAACTGGTAATGATATTAATTTATCGCCAGAACAAGAAGAAGATCCAAAGAAAGATTTAAATAGATTGGTATCTAAGGAGTAGTTGACTGACTAAGTTTATTTATCAAGAATTAGTAAAATCTGGCTAAATACTTTGTCGGATTTGGAAATCTTTGGTGCTTCTTGTATTTTATTGTAAACACGCAATTTATCTTCATTATTGAGGCCGTCTAAAATTTTACTATTTTTAATGGTCATGTCATTTATAGTAAAAAATTTATTAGAACTAATAAACCTGTCTTTCCCTTTTAAAAATTGATAATGAGAAGATTTGATAGAAATACATCTATACATTTCACGCTCTTCAGTATTTATCATTAAAAATAATTTTCTTTCAGGATGCACGCATAATAAGTACTTATATTTTGGCGGATAAATATCTTCAATATAAGCATGTATTATGTCGCCTGCCTTCAATAACATTTAAATTACCATGTGCTCAGACCATCCATCTGATAAATCGTCTTTAAGATATTGCTCTTCTATAAGATCATACCAATTAATAAAGCTATTAGGCGTATTATGATACGTTTCTCTCCAGGCGCGAATAGAATGATTTTTATTTTTCACTTGTTCGAATGACAAGCCAGTATATTCCTTGATGCCTAATTCTAGACATTCAATATCTGATTCTGATAAACACTCAATATTAGGTGTTCTTTTTGGTAATAGCATATAACCCTTTAGATCAAAAGGTATTAAATTAATGTCTAATTGTGAATCTTCTAAGTATAAAATGTGTTTTTGAATTAAGCCATTATAAATCACATCAGGAACAGTGCCAAATTTCATTGCAAGATAATTATCTCCGGTTATTGGTGCTCCGTATTTATTCACAGAAAATAAATCGGCATGAAACAGAACCTTCATTAACCTATAGACATCGATAGTTTTATCTTTATGTAACACCCATAAAATAACTTCTAGAGCTTTTTGGTAATTGATGTTGAACTGAATACGCACTTTAATTTACCTAAATTTTAACCTCTAAATCATTTGTAGCTTAACATATTTAATTAACCGTCGCATTAAAAATCACTAATGAGTATCTGCATCTACCATAGACCTGTTAGCCAACGACTTTATCAAAATATTGACTGCTGTTTGATGCACAGCACTCTCTATTCTCATAAAGTTACGTGATACTTCGATGCACATGCGTTGATGTTGGGTTACCATAGGCTCATTATCATCACTTAACCCTTCATAAAAATAAGATATGTTTTTCGACAAAGCTTTTGCGATTACAACTAATCTACTGGCAGAAATTCTATTTGTACCTTTCTCATATTTTTGTAGTTGTTGCTGAGTGACATCTATCTTATCTGCTAGTTGAGTGCGAGAAAGTCCTAGAGCTAATCTTATTGAGAGTATTTTACCCCCTATATGTTTATCAACTTCGTTACAACCTCTTCTCATTTTTAATCTCCTTTATTTGATATTTTTGCTAGCATCGTTTTTGCCCATTCAATAACTTCCTCATCTATTATCTCTGCTAAAATTTGTTGTGTATATGCAAGAACTTCAGGAGTGATACCTTCCTTTTCATTATTTATTATCCTTTCAATAGTTTGCTTATGAAGTTTCATTATATCTGGCCTATCTCTAGGACTTAAACGATAATCTGGGTTGTTAAGAGCGCTACGCGCATAATCCAAATCATCAATCCTTACTTCTGTATGCGTTCTTATCATTGTCGATAACCTCCTCTAAGCTTAATTTATAAGTCGTGCCGTCATCATGCATAAATATGTAATAATCAAACATAAAATCATAATGGCTATATGTTAACTCTTGATTATTAATAATTACTTTTTCTGCTGTTTTAAAATTGTTCACGCCGCCTTTTTGAATATATTATGATACTGATTCACATATTTATTCATTAGTGGTACGCACTCATCAACTGCCTCTAGTATACGTGCCTGCATAACACTATCGAGCTCCACTCTATGGATAAACAATCCATTGCCTATACTGTCATGTTTAGGGTTGTATAGCACGTAATCGCACCACTGGCGACCGCATGCAAACAAATTAAACTGCATCTGAATATAATGCTTGCTCTCGATAGCCTCTGCTCCTTCCTGGGACATCTCAATAACCTGCCCAAAATAATTATTAGAGTCTAGTATTTTGATTTCTATCATCCCATTTTCACCGACTAATCCATCAGGAGAACACGCTATATACTCACCCAATTGCACTAAACCAACCTCGTCAACGGAAGTGAATGTATGCGTTATATATTTTGTTCTAGCTGTTGATTCGTGTTCCCACCCTCGTTGAATATGAATATTTACATACTCCTCGCCGTCCGATTTACAACCCGTGACAATTTCATTGGCTCTGTCATAAAGATACTTCTTCTGAGCAGCTTTAGTTCCTAGCAACTTGTAAAAACATGAGCCAGTTATTTTGCCTAAGCGCAACTTATGCCACTCATCGCTGCCTTGTTCAAGGTCAGTGTGTACTTGTAATTTCTGCATTTAAAAACTTTTCTTTAAGTGAACTAAAATTA